TCGACGTCGCAAGGGGGGTCAGTTTTGGAAGCCGATAGGGGGTCAGTTTTGCGCGCCGGTTGACAGGTGCAGGATTGGCGCGGCGCGTCGATCCCGGTGCGCAGCTTCACCGACTTCCGCGATCTGGCGGTGCTGATCGGCGGGCCGGACCCCGCGCAACATCCGCAGTCTTGGTACGGGACCGAACGGCACGCGTGGCTGCAGGCCCAGCACCGCGACAGCGGCATCGAGGCCTTCCTCGCCGCGCGCCGCATCGTCTTCGTCGACTCGATCACCGATCTGACCCGGCAGGCGATGGCCTATGCCCGCCAGCAGCCTGAAGCCTTCTCGGACCGGACCGGCAAGCCGGATGTCCGAGGCGCCTATGGGCTTCTGGGGCGTGAGGTGATCCAGGCGCTGAAGCACCTCCAGCATGCTCGCGGCAAGACCGTGATCTTCGTGGGCGTGCTGGAAAAGGTGACCGACGATTTCGGTGCCGTCACCTGGCAGCCGCAGATGGAAGGCAGCAAGGCGGGGCGGGAATTGCCCGGCATCGTGGACCAGGTGGTTTCGATGCAGTTGTTCGCCCGCGATGCCGAGGGTGGTTGGGTTCTGGACGAGACCGCCACGGACCGTCGCCTGGTCTGCAAGTCCGGCAACCCCTGGGGCCTTCCCGCCAAGGACCGTTCCGGCCGTCTCGACCTGACCGAACCGCCCGATCTCGGCGCGCTGCTCGCCCGGATCGACGGCCGCGCCCCGCAACAATCCGAATTCGCCTCCTGATCCCTGAAAGGAACTGACCATGAGCTACGATCTGAACGACGCCCAACCGCAGATGGCCCCCATCGGCGAGCTGATCCCGGACGGCACCTTTGCCAAGGTCCGCCTGACCATCCGCCCCGGCGGGGTGAACGGCGCGACGCCGATGGATGCGGGGCTGCTGAAGGCCTCGCAGTCCAGCGATGCGCGGATGCTCGATTGCGAATTCACCGTGGTCGAGGGCCCGCATGCCCGGCGCAAGTTCTGGCAGAGCTTCACCGTGGCGGGCGGAAAGCTGGACGAGAAAGGCCAGTCCATCGGTTGGAAGATCTCGAAATCCACGTTTCGCGCCATGGTGGACAGCGCCCTCGGGCTCGATCCGCGCGACGAAACCCCGGCGACCAAGGCCAAGCGGGTGCTGCCCGGCCTCAAGCATCTCGACGGCATCGTCTTCGCAGCCCGCATCATGGTGGAGCCCGCGTCCAACCCGCAATACCGCGACCAGAACCGCATCGCCAACGTCGTTCTGCCCGACGAGCCGCACCATGCCACCGTCATGCGCGGTGAAACCGTCCCGCCGGAACCCGTCAACGCCCCGCCGCGCAAGGCCGCGAGCGGCGCGGCGCCGGGCTGGCAAGCGCCGACACCGGCATGGGGCGCGGCACAGCAGCCCGCTGCAACGACCCCTCCGGCCTGGGGCGCGCAGACCGTACCCACAGCGGCTGCCGCGACGCAGGCACCGGCGTCCGCCGCGCCGGGCGCCCCCGCGATGCCCGCCTGGCTCAATGGCTGAGGCGCGGCGGAAGCGGCGGTCGGGTGGCTCTGCGCGATCCACCACCGCCGAGCCCGATGGGGCTGGGCCGGGCGACCGGCCCATGACCCCGGACGAATGGCAAGCGCATGTGACGCGCGCCGCCGCGCTGGAGATCGGAACATGGCTCGAGGCCCGAGGAAGACTGCACCAACCCATCGCAAGCCTCACCCTCGGCGACCTCGAGGCCATGGCCAGCAACGCGATCTCACGCTGGATCGTGATGCAGACCGAGAAGCTTCAGCGGGCGGGTTGGCCGCCCGAGGACCCGATCGCGAATTTCCTACTGGGGTAGCGCTTTGCGCCGTCTGCGCGCGGGAGGCTCGTGGCTTCGGCTACGTCCACCGCCTCCAGCACGACCGCTATCCCTATCACCGCTTCTGCTCGCTCCGCTGTCAGGACGTGGGCAGCGCAATCGCCCAAAGGATGAATGGCATGATCGACAAGACCGCCCGCGAGGCACAGGCGATCCGCGACGCGCGGACGCTCTTTGCCGAAGCGTTGACCGACCTCGGGCTCATGGAGCCCTTCTTCCATCGCACCGCCGCCGATATCGACCGGCTGATCGAGGCGGCTGTCACCGGCTATGTCGACAGCATGCTGGCGCAGGGCGCACGCAAGGAGCGGACCGGCACGGCCCATGACGATCCGATTCCGTTCTGAGGGGGCCGTCATGATCGATCTGAACGACGAGACCGCTCCCTGGACCGACCTTCTCGCCGCAGCGACAGCGAACGCCATCACCGACTTCGAGGTCGAGTTCTGCGAGAGCCTGCGCCAGAAGCTGGAGACATTCGGCGCGCGCGCCCAGCTGACCGAGGCCCAGCATCACAAGCTGACCTGCATCGCGCAGGCGGGCGGGTTCTGGGAGCGCGACCAATGATCGACCTGAACCATGGCTCTGGTTGCCTCTATGGCCAGGACGCGCCGCGTCCGCCGATCGCCACTGCCGTCTCATCCGCCATCGACACCGCCCTGACGGCGCGCAATCGCGCCGAGCGCCCCCGCACCTATGTCAGTTCGTCGGGGCTCGGGCGCGACTGCTTGCGCCAGATCCAGTACGACTTTCTCGCGATCCCCAAAGATGCGGGCCAGGAGTTCGAACCGCGCATCCTGCGGATATTCGAGGCTGGACACCGGGCCGAGGACATTGTCGCGGGCTGGTTCCGGATCGCAGGGTTCGACCTGCGCACCGCACGCCCTGATGGCCGCCAGTTCGGCTTCGCGGCCATGGCGGGCCGGTTCAAGGGGCATATCGACGGCTGCTTCGTTTCAGGCCCCGTGGTGATGGATTATCCCGCGCTCTGGGAGAACAAGGCGCTCGGCGCGTCGAGCTGGAAGGATGTGGTCAAGCGTGGCGTCAGCATCGCGCGACCCGTCTACGCCGCCCAGATCGCGCTCTATCAGGCCTATATGGACCTGCCCAACCCGGCGCTCTTCACCGCGCTGAACCGCGACACGATGGAATTGCACACGGAACTCGTGCCCTTCGATGCCCGCCTTGCGCAGGAGATGTCGGATCGCGCGGTCGGCGTCGTGCAGGCGTCCGAGGCGGGCGAATGGTTGCCGCGGGCGGCGACCGAACCCACGGCCGTCGTCTGCCGGGGTGGCATGGCGGCCGGCAAGTGGCACGCGCCCTGCGCATGGGCGGCTAGGTGCTGGGGTGAGCGGCGATGATCCCCGACGCCTATGATCTCAAGCGGATCGTCCGCGCCCATCGCGCGCGCTTCTGGCTGCGGGACCTGCTCGAAGGGTTCGAATTCGCACCGGTCTGGCGTTTCGCCGATCAGGCGCAGTTCGATTCCGACGACGTCGATGCGCTGGCCCGCCGCCTCGCGGCAGGTCCGCAACGGTTGCCGCACCCCGAGACGATTTTTGAGTTGGCCGACCGCAGTCGGACCATCCGCAGCCAGATCGTCTATGCACGGCAGCGCGACGACGGCATCGAGGCGGTCTGGCTCGCCCTGTGGCGCAGGCCCAGACGCTGGACCGATATCCATGCCCATGTCCGGATCGCCGATGGCGGCATCGCCGAGTTTGCCACCAATCCGGCACTTCGCGATGCAGGGCTTGCCGAACAAAGCGGTCAGGCGGCGGCCGCCATCGTCTGGCGCGGGCTCGCGATCCTCGCATCGTCAGCGAGCATCAGCGAACGCCAGATCGCCCCGATCAGGCGCACACCCTTCGCGCGGGATGGCGTGCGCGGCTGGACTTGGCATCAGGTCGCCATCGATCCGGCCCGGCTACGCGCCACATCCGAGCGGCTCGGTGGCAGTCATGCCAGCCCGCGCTGGCACCTGCGCCGGGGGCATTGGCGCCAGTTGCCGGACGGTCGGCGCATCTTCGTGCGCCAATGTGAAGTGGGCGATCCCGCGCGCGGCGGGGTGGTCAAGGATTATGCGGTGGAGGCGCGGCGAACATGACGGAATTCACCCCATCGGCTGCGCAGGCCGCCGCGATCGCCGAGGTCCGCGACTGGTTCGAGAACCGCACCGAGCAGCAACAGGTGTTCCGGCTCTTTGGCTATGCCGGATCGGGCAAGAGCACGGTGCTGAAGTTCGCGCTCGATGAGCTTGGCCTGTCGCCCCACCGCGGCGCGAAGGACGGCACCTGTGTGCCGGGTGTGGTCACCGCCACCTTCACCGGCAAGGCGGCGCTCGTGCTGACCCGCAAAGGCACGCCTGCGCGCACCATCCACAGCCTGATCTATTCTGTGATCGAGGCCACGGAAGCGGAAATCGAGGCCGCAGCGCAGAAGGTCCGAGAAGCCGAGACTGCCGCGCGGCGGCTGACCGGCTTTGACCGCACCACTGCCGAGGCCGCGATCGAGGCCATGCGGCAGGCGCTCTCGGCGATGAAGCATCCCCGCTTCGCCCTGAACCCGCAGAGCGATGCGGCAAATGCAAGGCTGATCGTCCTCGACGAGGTGTCGATGGTGGGCGAGGAAATGGCGCGCGATCTGATGAGTTTTGGCAAACCGATCCTCGTTCTGGGCGATCCGGGTCAGTTGCCGCCCATCAAGGGCGAAGGAGCCTTCACCCGCGATACGCCCGACGTGATGCTGACAGAGATTCACCGTCAGGCGGCCGAGAGCGCCATCATCCGTCTCGCCACCATGGCGCGGATGGGGGAGCCCATCGGGTTCGGGGTTTACGACGCCCATGTCGCCAAGCTGCGTAAGGGCGACATCACGCCGGATCATGCGCTGCGCGGTGGGCAGTTGATCTGCGGCCTGAACGCGACGCGCTTCCAGCTGAACAATGCGATGCGGGCGGCGGCCGGGCTGGGCGGGACATATCTTCCCACCGGCAGGGCGGAAAAGATCATCTGCCTGAAGAACGACAACTCGCTCGGTCTGATCAACGGCATGTTCCTGACCCTCGAGGATATCGTCGATGAGGGTAGCCTCTACTTCTCTGCCGTGGTGCATGACGAAGACGGGCGCCGGGTCTCCCCCTTTGACAGCGACGGCCGTCCGGGCCGGTTGCGCATCTACAAGGGGCATTTCGAGGATCATGTGGCCTTCGATGCCAAGCGCCATGACCGCGACTGGCGGGAAAAGCGCAAGCTGACCGAGGCGACCTTCGGCTGGGCGATCACCGCCCACAAGGCCCAAGGCTCGCAGTGGGAGAATGTGATCGTCTGGGATGACGGACTTGGCCGCAGCGAGATCGACCGCCGCCGCTGGCTCTATACCGCTATCACCCGCGCTGAGCGCGGGCTCGTCCTTCTGGCCTGAGGGGGCGCGATGATCGATCTCAACGATGTCGGCACGCCGAAAGCACGCCACGATCTCGCGGCCGTAAAGGACCGGCTGGCGGCGAC